TATACACTTCTTAGCCTACTCATTCCACCTCTTTGATTACTAATAAAAATATCATTTCCACTTATACGTCCAAACACTTCAACTTGTTGAGTTCCACCACCAATCATTCCTTTTAATTTATCTAAAGGAGCAACAACCTCAGGATTAGAGGCACTTGTTCCAGCTCCCTCACCTATCAAAGCATTGACAGGACCAGTTACTAAACCTCCCTCTGCGAAAGGAACATTTAAAATTTTTGATTTTGCTAAATCAAAAGCAGCCTTAACAGTTGTTGCATCACCTAATAAAAGTTTTATTGCCATAATGACAGCTAATTGAACTAATAATTGTTTTATAGCTAATTTTAAGTTTTCAATAAAAGATTCAAAAAAACCTTCGGCACTAAAAGCTGCTGAGGTCATTGCACTTGTCATAATGTTTTCGAACATTGTCATAGCAGCATTAAATTCTTTTTGTTTTTGTGTCAGCTCAGTAATTTTTTCTTTTACTTGATTTAATGGTCCAATAAATTTTGCTGGATTCATAGCACTTAAAAAAGGTATTTTACCATTATCAAAATTCATTCCACCCATACCTCCAAACATATTTCCAATACCAGTTAACTCTTTAAAATTATCAGCCAATTCTGATATAATATCACCAAATGATTTAAACTCTTCTTCTGGCAAATCTTTACCAGTAGCTACAACAGCAGCCATTTTTGCTCCTAATTCAATTAATGAATCGCCACCTAAATTAACACTTTTCAAAGCAGCTCCTAAAGCTACAAACAAACCAGCAAAATCTTCATTAGCAAATTCATTTGCAATTCTTGTGGCAACTTTTCCTAAATTATTAAATAATAAAATAAAAGCTGCTGCTAAAGCAGCTACTAATCCAGTAGTCGAAAATAAAAATGGAATTAAACTTCTTTGCATTAATCTGATTAAAGTTCCAAAAGCTGTTAAAACTGGTCCTAATGCAAAAGCAATTGCTCCCCACTCTAAAGCATTTTGTTTTTGTGCTGGAGTTAATTCAGAAAATCTGTTTATCATGTTTCTACTCCATGCTAATAATTTTTGAGCTATTGGCAAAAGTTGTTGACCTAGTTCAATTCCTAAATCTGTTATTTCATTAATAAGAATTCTAGTTTGATTTGCAAAACTTCCAGATGTTCTTGAAAAATCACCTATTGCTTTAGAACTTTGTTTTGCAGCTAGTTGATAAGTTAAAGTAGCTTTTTCAACTCTTGTTAATTCTTTGAATATTAATCCTTGATCTTTTGCAAACGATTTCAAATCAGCATCAGTTATTGCAATACCTAAAGATTTTATTGATTCTCTTTCACCTAATAAGGCTTTTGTTAAAGCTAAAGATGCTCCCTCAGCTCCTCCAGAAAAGTTTGTAAATGATGCCAAATCAACAGCTAACTCATTTACTTGTTTTGATAAGTTTAATGCTTCTTTTTCTGTAAAGCCAAAACCAACTAATAAATCACCAGTATCACCAAGCATTTGTTTTGCAGCCTTACTTGATAAACCAAAAGAATTTTTAAAAGTATGTGCGGTTTTTTCTGCTTGTTTTTGTATGCTACTAAAAACTGTTTTAAATTTTGAATCTGTTTCCTCAAAATCACTAGCCATTTTAACCGCCGCAATTCCTAAACCAGCTAGAGGAAAAGTAACATTTCTTGTAAGAGTTTGACCAGTACGTTCCATTTTAGCCCCAAACCTACTCACACTTTTTTGAGCCTTTTTCATTGCTTTGTCAAAGCCTTGAAAATCAGCCCCAAACATAACAGTTAATTTACCAACAAGTCCTAATGCCATTTTTTATTTAATTTTGTGCTGCGATAATTTTTTAATATACTCGGCTTTCTCTTTCAACTTTTTATAATCTATCTCTTTTTGTTTCTTATCCCACTCAAATTCAATCAGATCAGTTGGCTTTAACTTTTTACCTTTTGCTATTTGTATGTTCAATAACAATGTTGTTTGCCATCTTGTTCGTTCCCAGTTTGCTCTTTCTTTTATATTTTCAAGCTCATAAAAACCATCCAACTTATTCCAAAAGTGTTTAGGTAAGTAGTCATAAAATTCCTCAACTCTCATTCCTAAATATCCAAAAGCAATTTTTTCAAGTTTCCGCCAAGAAAGTTTTTCTTTTACTTCTTGGCTTTTTGCTTTTTTTCAGTATCACCGCCCATTTGCTCTGCAAGAATTTCCATAGCCTTTGCAATAGAATCATAATCATTATCTATTAAGTCAGCCAAGTCATCTATTGTTATTTTGCACTCTTGCTTTGCAGCTCTGTAACCATCCTCTATTCCACAATAAATTAAATTTAATGCATTGTCTAAAGTCATGTTGTTACCTAGTTTATCTAAATCTTGCAAAGTTGTATTAGTTTTAGATGAATATTTTCTTAAGGCGTTAAAACCAAATTTTATTGGATGTTTTTTATTATCTATTTTTATAAAAGTATAATTCATTTTTGTTTAGTTTAAAAGGCTCTTAGCTAAGACACTAAACAAAAATAGTGTCAAAGCTAATCACCTAAAGTTTTAGTTTACTGTTTGTGTAATTGCACCAGTCCCCTCTATACTGAGAGAAAATACAGCGGTATCTTCCGTCCCGCCAGTAAAGCTCATTGATGTTATAAAACCACTGCCAGAATAACTTACATCATTAGAGGATGTATCTCCAAATATAAATGAGACCGCTGTTCGGTTAGTTCCTAATAAATTAGATGCTGCTAAGTCATCAGCTCCATTAGTTAAAGCCGAGCCACTTGCATCAGTCCAAGCATAAGCACCATCTATATCAATAGAGAAATCTCTTACTCCTTCTAAAATTTCTTTGAATCCAGCACTTTCTTTGTTAGTAATCTCTCTTGGTGAGTGATTCATATTTAACGTGCAGTTTTGAGCAAAGGCAACAAGATTATTTGTTCCAGAGCTATAAACTTTTATTTCTGTTCCATTTAAAATAGCCATTTTCTTTTATTTTTTATTAATTAATTATTTTTTTCGGCATCTACTTTTTTGCCTTTTTTTTCTTTTTTTTCTTTTTTGTCTGTTTCTTTAAATACATATCCGTTTTCTTTTAAAAATTTTAATGTTTCTTTGTTGATTATTTCCATTTCAGTTCCAGCCATTATTACTTGACCAGCATACCTCCAATTTTTATTTAATTTTATTTTCATATTATTTATGTTGTTGGATTAATTTGTCTAATTTCAAAATCTAAAGCCTTTCTATAAATACCAGAATCACCGCTGGTGTCATCAAATATATCATTGTAACTTTGGAATTGACTTGATTGAATTTGTATTCCAGCGTATGTTCCTCCATTAATTCTATCCATTGCACCCCTAATTTTCGTTGCTAAAACAGATGCCTCAAAATATGTTTCACTATAACAAGAAATCATTACATCATTAGTGTCAAGTGTACTTGCACCATCCTTTGTGTCATTAGGGTCAACTCCAGTGATATCATAAATTATAAAAGGAAATTGAGTTGTTTGCGGTGCTACATTAGGAAATATTCTAGTTGACACTACACTAGAAACACCAGAATCATTTGATAAAATATTATATATTGCTTTTCCTAATTGCATATTAACTGTAACCTAATGTTCCAAATTTAACTAATTTTTTTGATTCTCTCAACATAACTTTTCTTGCATCTACTAGCATGTTAGTCATCAACATTCTTTTTGTTTTGTCAAAAGCTGGTTTTATGAATGGTCTAGCTGGTCCCCATTTATAAGTTGGATTATCAGCATCTCTACCCATTTCTATCCAAGCACCATAAAAACCACTTTTTCCGCTTTTATTATTAAATGCTCCTTTTGCTCTCAAACCAACGTAACCACCACCAAGTCTTCTTGTTGCTTTTGTTGTTATAAACCCAACTGACTTTTCTAAGATACTAGAGCCAATACTTTCATTTTTAAACTTCATTCCACTAATATTAGATTTTATTTCTTGTTGTAAAGGCTTTGAGTTTTCCCTAAATATTCTTGTCATATTTTTAGGAGTGTTTAATTGTCTAGGAAAATCTCTAAAAAAACTTTGTAGCTCTTTTATACCAATAACATTTACTCCAACTCTGTTTTTTGTTCCAGTTG